CCGGAGCCGGAGCCGGAGCCGGAGCCGGCGCCGGAGCCGGAGCCGGAGCCGTAGCCGGAGCCGGAGCCGTAGCCGTAGCCGTAGCCGTAGCCGTCGCCGTAGCCGGAGCCGGAGCCGGAGCCGTAGCCGGAGCCGGAGCCGGCGCCGAAGCCATAGCCGGAGCCGTCTTTTGTCACAGCTTCCATTCCGGCACCGCCGCGATAGACGCGATTGCGGCCTCCGTTGCGGGGATGAACTCAATGGCTTCGGTCAGGACAACTTCAGCGACCGGAGTCGGGAACTTGCAGGCCCGGGGCTTGCTGGTGCCCTCGGTGGCAAGCTGGGAGAGGGTTGCGGCGCCTTCCCAGTACCAGATCCGGCGGGCGTTGGTTAGGGTTACTTCCTTTCCGTCCCGCGCGGCAACAGTTCCGAGAAAGACCCCTGCGGTGTAGGTTCGGACCATGCAGACGCGGCCGATCAGATTGCTCATGGATTGCTCCTGTGGTGGTTGTTGGTTGTGCCGGTCACGCTCTCCGGCGGCCTACAAAGCCCGGTTGCGCCGGGTGGCCCGCTCCATCGCATCAGCCGGTGATCTGGCCTGGAGTTGCGTTTGCTGATGAACCAGTGGCGCAGTCAGCTCTACGCGAAGGAATCCCCCCGAAGGGGCCGGACTGGCCTTCCGGGTGTATCAGTTGCGGATAACGATTGCCGGGATGGCTGCCGGGGTGTCTTCGCGGATCACGCCGCGCAGCATTGCGCCGGCTGCCATCCACTCCGGAGCGTCGATTGCGCCAGCCTCGAAGTTGAAAAAGCCGTCTTCGATGCGCAGCTTGGTGCCGACCTGCGTGCCGGACATCGTCAGGAAATCGGCGTCGAGGTTTTCCGCGCCGTTGCTGTAGGTCTTGGGGCTCATCTCTCCGGCTCCGTTGGTGTTGTTGATGGAGTGGATTACACCAAATGGTGAATTTAAAGTCAACACCAAATGGTGAATATTTATGCGATACTTCGCCTGCCTTCCATGAAGCACCTCAGTTGGAGTTGCTGACCGGCTCTCTCACCGGCCCGTCAGCCAGCATCAGATACACCCCCGAGAGGGCCGTCCGGCAGATCACCGCCGGAATCCGACGAGCTGCCGTTCAGGGTAGTTAGAAGGTAGGCCCGCAACACGACCCTGCCGGCGCTGAACAGTCCGGCGGCACCTGTCGAATACATCCCGCGCCGTAGCGGGTGAGCGCGACTCCCGGGACGAGAGTAACCCGGCGGGGCCAACATGGAGTGCGATTTGTCGAAAAGTGACTCGCCCTAAGATCATTGGGAGGGAGAGCGTAAGCACAAGTCGCACTCCATGTTGGTGAATGTGAATGCGCAATGGTGATGCGCAAGCAATGCTGGTTGGTCGCGCAGAGGGAATCCCGTTCGATTCGGGTCGCCAGCTAAGCCGGGATACTCACCTCCGGCCACCGACAAGCAGTTCTTCCGTGCTACGGGTTGCGGGATCGCGGCCGACAAACGGAGGGCCAACATCGAAGCGGCGACAGGATCGTCGGGCGTGTTCGGGGTTGATCGTCCGCAGCGCGCCTTTCCGTTCGACTCGGAGGCCGCTTCGATGTTGGGTAGTTCCAGCCGAGCAAAGCACGTAATGCGATTGACGGGCCGCTGAAGACACGAGCGGATGGCAGACTGGAAGAAGTCGGGCGTGTCAGCGATGCCGCCCTGTGAGGGACAAAACCCCGTTCCGGTGGAAGGCCGGAGCCAACAAGCAGGGCGATAAACCGCGCTTGAAGATATACACCAAACGGTGTATTGTCTCCGCATGGAACTTAAAAAATACCTCTTCTCCATGAAGGTCGGCGACCGTGAGCAGTTCGCCGTCCGGTGCGGATCGACCTACGGCCACCTGCGGAATGTGGCCTACGGCCACAAGCCATGCAGCGCCGAACTGGCGATGGAGATCGAACGGGAGAGTGGCGCAGCCGTGCGCTGCGAGTCCCTTTGCCCGAATGCTGACTGGGCCACCGTCCGCCATCCGCTGCAGAAGTCCGCCTGACATGCCCCGCTTTCTCCCTCCAGCTCCGCCCGGAGCTTTCCACCCCCAGGCCTTCGGGCTTGGGGGCTTTTTTTGAGGCTCCCTCATGCCTGAAATCAGATTCGAAGCCAAGATTGACGAAGCCTTGATCGTGCCTCTCGACGACGCGCCGCGGCCCCACCGCGACCCGCTGGAGCTGCAGCCCATTGACCAGACCCTGCGCTTCCGCGACGCCCCGCGCGTCCCTCGCAATACGGAGCCTTGCTCGTTGTGGCAGTTCGGGCTGATTGCCGGCCTGTTGCTGCTGGCGCTGGGCGTTGCCGGAGCCGGCTTGATTTACGGGCTGGGCCTGACGCTGGAGGCATTCGACAGCTACGCGACGGCGTTTCTGCGCGGATTGGTGCGGTGGGCGCAATGACGCTTCAGGACTTGATTGCCGACGCCATCGACGAGGGCTTGGAGTGCGCCGCAGGCATTCAGCAGGACCGCGAGGCGGTGATCAGCACGGACGATCAGCAGTCGGCGGCATGGATCGCGTTTCTCACGCGGGCCGGGTTTGCGTTCTCGAATCCGGTTTCCTGCTACGCGATTCCGGGCGGGACGGCGTGCGAGGCGACGGACGCGAGCGGGCGGCGCGTGGTGTTGCGGATGTTGAGGGACAACAACGAACGGAGGGCGGCATGAGTACTGGAAATGAAATTTCCAAAGGCGTTTCTGCAACTGATTACGAGCAACAAGTGAAGCGTTTGAAGCGCAACTTGTTTGACTGTCAGGAAGCGGCCAAGGACCTTGCGCAGCAGGCTACAAAAGCTGAGGCCGAGCGCGACGCCCTGGCTGCCAAGCTCAAGGAAGTGGATGGGCGAATCGACGACCTGCTTGCTACCTGCCACCGGCTCGCCCTGGAGCTGGAATGCCTGCTTCTGGACACAAAGGATTCGGCCCCGGTGAGCCGCTGGTGGGATTCCGGTATGGCCGCGCTTGATGGGTGGCACAAAGCGAAGGATGCGGCGTCCGCCCGCCCCGTCCCCGCCGAGCCGGTGAATGTCGAATTCGGCATGCGCGGCGAAAACATGTTCTTCAAGATCGGCAATCAGTCGTTCTTGCTGGACTACAAGCCCGCCGAGCCGGGCGAGTTTGAGTTCATGCAGAAAATGCTCCTGTCTGCATTTTCCAGTATTACACCATGTGTAAAGACGGCATCTGAGCCGGTGAATGCGCGGCTGTTGGACGTCGCGGTTTGGCCGGCCGGTTACTGCCGTGACCCAAACGGAAAAATGAGCATACCGGCGGGAAAGGAAGAGGATTTCAACTTCGGCTACGACGTGGGCTTTCAAGAGGCTTGGGAAATACTTAACTCAGCAATCAGCGCAGCGGGAAAGTCTCCTACCTCACAGCAAGAACGCCTCCTGCAGGACATGCACGACGCCGGCCGGGAGGTTGATCGGGTGATGGCCGAGCCTGCTCCGGAGGCGGTGCGACTGACTGATTATTCCTCGACGGTCGATCGGGCCTGGGCTCGATTTTGCGGAGCGTTTGGAGACGGACCGGATGCGCCGTATCCCGGCATGATTGCCGCCTTCGAAACGCACTACGGACAGTCATTCCGAGACAAAGAATGGCGCACCGAAGCTGCCTGCTGGGCTGCCGCCTGGCACAAAGCCACTGAGCAGGCCGCGAAGACCCAGCCCCAACCCAGTGGAGATTGAAGATGTGCGACTACCAAGGATATGAGTTCGGCGCCGGTCGCTACCCGGACTCAGTCTGCATCGACGGGCGCCTCCTCGATGCGGACAACTGCGACGGAGACGGGAACCTCTACGACAACGAAGAGGATATCCCGTGCCCGATGTGCCGGCCGACGGAATCCGTCAGCTACTGGGCTGAGCGAAACCGATTCGGTGGCGACATTGATCACGATGAAGCCATGGCGATGGCCATGTCACTGGTGACCGATATCCGGGCCAACCGAGGTGTATTCGATGATTTCGATCCCCCGGCCGCGACATGCAACGACCGGACCAAAGGAGATTGAATTGCAGATCGTGCCTATTACTTTGCGCACTGCTCGTGATTTCGTCGCGGCACATCACCGGCACAACAAGCCGCCGGTCGGGTGGAAGTTTGGCATCGGACTCATGATGGGCCAGACCCTTGTAGGCGTAGCTACTGCGGGGAGGCCTGTCGCCAGGCACCTTGATGATGGGCTGACGCTCGAAGTGAACCGCACATGCACGGACGGAACGCCAAACGCCAATTCGATGCTCTACGGGGCTGTTTGGCGTGCTGCACGAGCGATGGGCTATCGTCGCTGCATCACGTACACCCAAGCGGACGAGACCGGAGCATCGCTGCGCGCAGCAGGCTGGGTCCGCGTCAAGAACCTGCCCGCACGCGGCTCCTGGGCAGAAAGCAGCGTCAATCTCCGCGCCCGCCGCGACCCTGTCGGCAACGGCGGGGTGCCGCGCGTGCTGTGGCACATAGCCCGTCCGCAGAAGATCAACGACCAGACCTGCGGAGATTGAGATGGAAGACATCAATGTGAAGTGCTGCCGCTGCCGGAACACGCACCTCCACAGCGCCCGAAAAGAGAGTGCGCCGGACAGGTACGGCATGAGGACTCTCGTCTGCCCGAGGTGCGGGGCAAAGGAGTTCTACAAGCCGGAGCCCAAGAAGGGCCAGCCCCAACCAAGTGGAGATTGAAATGGATGACGTAGAACTGCTGGATCTGGCGGCGGGAACCATTGCCTGCGCAAACGCCATCCGCGCCAGGGGCCAAGCATGAACACGCACATCTGCGTCGGCGGCCCCCTCGACGGCCAGTATCGGACGATGCCGCCGGGCTGCCTCAGCTTCCGTGTGACCCGCCCGCTTCCGACCTTCGACCTGATGGCCGCCTCCAGCCGTCCCGTGGACAAGGTGACGGACGACTCCATCGAGTATCTGCTCGTCTGGAGCAGCGAACACAGCCGAATGGTCTGGTGGTGCGCGCCATGACCTACCACCAGCCCTCCCGCGCCCCCGAATCCTGCCGCGCACCCCTTTGCGCCCATCTCGACCAGTCCGCCGTAATGGGCGAGCCACGCGACCGCTGCCGCAAGGGCATTCCGATGCATCCGGCGTGCGGATGGCATGCAACGGCACAGCAGATCAAAGACAAAAACAACGGAGTGGAACAGAAATGAACTTGCCTGTTTTCAAGGTCGATCAGGAGTTTTTTTGCCTTGGCGTTGAGTCCATAAAGCGTGCGGTGAGGTCTTCGCATGCGTGGATGCGAGTCGAATCTGCAGAGGGTGTCGCTATGCGCAAGATGGCTCGCTGCCTGCTGCGTCGTCACGGCGACAGGGTGTTTTTGGCGGATGTAGTGACGGGCACTCTATACCGAGAGGATACCGGCCAGTGCATGACGTCGAGCGCCCGGCGCGTGATCGGCCCCGGCGAAGAGCCGAAGGAGCCCGGGAAGTACGCGGAGCGCTACGGCTACGGATACCAGCAGATCGGTGCCAGCAAACCCAAGCTGCCGCCGGCGGAGCCTGCCAAGCCGAAGCTGGGCCGCGGGAAGTTGTGCGGCGAGGCAAAGGGAGGCGCGAAGTTGACGGAAGAGCTCGTGCGCAAGTTGCGGGAGGTGAACCCGGCGACGGGCATGCACGTAGTGCGCACGGCGACGGCGATGAAGGAATGGGGCGTTTCGCGCGGGGCGATCTCGGATGTTCGGCGGCGTCGGACGTGGGGGCATGTGGCGTGAGTAACTTCAGGGTTGAAAAAATTGGTGCGGCGACGCTCTACCTGGCCGATTGCATGGAAGTGCTGCCGACGCTGAATCGGGTGGATGCGGTGATTACTGATAGACATGCGGTGATTGCTGATAGACATGCGGTGATTGCTGATGGTAAAATAGGGCATGAAAAATCAGCAAGCCGCGAACGTAGCAAGGAGCGCAAAGGCGGCGGCGCTCTGGGAGTCGAGGCGCGAGGAAATCGTGAGAATGTATCACTCGGAAGGGTTGTCTCAGACGGCGCTTGCGGAGCATTACGGAGTGGCGCAAGCAGCCATGTGCAAGGCGCTCAGGCGCATGGGGATCAAGGCGAAATCAAGAGGTCGGGCTGGTGTAGAGAACGGACGCTATCTGCACGGAATGGCCAGCACTCTATATCGCAAGAAGATCGAAAAGCGAGAGTGCAGCCGCTGCGGATCGAAGGATCAGCTTTTGGTGCATCACAAGAACGGGAATCATTTGGACAACAACAAAGCGAACTTAGAAGTGCTTTGCTCGCCTTGTCACACAAGCCATCACAAAACGGAGTACTGGGCGAAGCGCAAAGCGTCGTCCTAATCACTGATCCCCCGTATGGAATCGGCGACATCGCCTGCCGCCGCATTGAGGACGCCCAGCGCGTCCAGGACATGTTCGCCCATGAGGTGCGGGACGCCTACGAGGTCACAGAACAGCAGGCGTCATTGCTGGAGGGGCTGTAATGACGGCGCAGATTATCGAGCTGTCGGCCTACCGCGCCGCGCACCCGGGTAAGGCGGTGCGCGTGCGGCTGGTTTATGACCCGCTGTGGATGTGGCGGGTGTGGCTGGCGATGTGGGGGATTCGGTGATGGCTGACTGGCTCCGCCTCTGGCACGGCACTGTATCCGACACCAAATTCCTGTGGGTTGAACGGAAGTCTGGCGCACGCTTCGGTGATGTGATGGCCGTTTGGATGGCGCTGCTGGAAGAAGCAAGCCAAGCCGATGACCGCGGCGATGTTTCTGGGTTCGACCCCGATTCGTTTGACTTCCGCCTTGGAGACGAAGAAGGGCTGACGCTGAGGATCATGAAAGCGATGGGCGCCAAGGGCCTCATCGGCGAGGACATGCGGCTTTCAGGATGGGATCGGCGCCAGCCCGAGCGGGAGGACTTGGGCAACCCCTCTACAGGCGCAATGAGTGCCGCTGAGAGAAAGAGACTTCAGCGCCTGCGTGAAAAATCTCGCGTGACACCACCTTATGACACGACATGTCACGACGAGTCACGAGGCGTCACGCAATGTCACGACAGAGTAGAAGAGAGTAGAGGAGAGGAGATATCTCCTACCCCTCCTACCGTGCGCGAGGGGGAATTCCCGATGGACCTGTCCTGGGAGCCATCCGACCACTTCTCGACCCTGGCCCGACAAGCCGGAGCACCTGCCCCCACCGCCGAGGCCGTCGCCGAATTCCGCAGCTACTGGATCGGTCAAGGCGCCGCGATGAGCCAGCACCAGTGGGACCACAAGCTGCTGACGAACATGAAGGCCCAGAAGCTCCGCGGCGGACATGCGCCACCCGGAAGGGCAAACGCCCGGGCGTCACCCGGACAGCCCCGCACCCTCTCGGAGGGCAGGGCAGCAGCAGCAAAGGCGATCTTCAACCCCGGACCCGCAGGACAAGACTATGGACATGAGCGCAGGACAATCGACGTTACGCCAGCCCCTCCCGGCGGGATGGGTGCGAAAGCTCTTCGGTGAGCTTCAGGGGAACTACGGCACCCGGTTCCTCGACATGTGGCGCAGCGGCCAGACGGACACGAACGGAGACGATGTTGGGCTGCAGAACGCCATGGCGCTCTGGGCCGAGAAGCTGGCCGGCTTCCGCGACCGGCCCGACGCAATCCGCCGGGTTCTCGACACGCTGCCTCCCCACCCCCCGACGCTGCCCGAGTTTGTCGCCCTCATCCGGCAGTCGTGCCCGAAGCCGGAGCACAAGGCCCTGCCGGCCCCGGACGTGCCGCCTGCGGTGATCGCCGCCCGCCAGGCCGAAGCCGAGGCCATCGCCGCCAAGGTCGCGGCGAACGTACCCAGCAAGGCATGGGCACACAAGCTGCGCTCCCGCTACCTGTCCGGCGAGCGGCTGATGATGGCCCAGGTGTCGCTGGCATCTGATGCGCTCGGCGAGGTCTGGACCGAAGAGGGTCGGAAGCGAGTGTGCCGCGAGCGGCTTGAAGCGGCGGCATGACGGAGCAAGAGCACATGCGCCGCTGCCTCGTCCGCCAGATCATCCGCTGGCGCGTCGAGCGCAACGCCGAGGCCATCGAGGCCATGCGCAAGAGCCCGGGTTACGAATCGCTGAAAGCGGAGGCGGAGCGGCAGTGGAACGCAGGAAATCGCGGGGAGCACGGAAAGTGGATCGAGCGAAGGCGGTAGAAATCGACGCAAAGGCCGAAAATCGGGCCGTGGCTGCGTTGAAACAGGGTCGGATAGGAAACCATAGCGGTGATGGTGAAAAATCGCTTAAACGGCCGATTTTGCGTCTCGCCTATCCGGTGTCGGCAAACCGCTACTGGCGCACATTCCGGGGCCGGACGATTCGGAGCTCAGAAGCCGACGCCTACAAAGCCTCGGCAAGGGTCGTCGCCGAGCGGTTCGGCGTGGTTGAGATCCAGGGGCCGGTCAGCGTTTCAATCGCGCTTTTGCCGAAGCTGACGAAACGAGGGCTTGCAAGCCTGGCCCGTATGGACCTTGATAACTGCATAAAAGTGACCCTGGATGCACTCAACGGAGTCGCATATTTCGATGATGCGCAGGTGGTGAATCTGTCGGCCAGGATTGGGCCGGCCGTTGAGGGTGGCGGGCTTGAGGTTTGCGTGGAGGAAACGGAGTTATGAAGGTCCAGGTGAATGAGCGCGGCCAGCGGATTGGACAGGGGCACCGTAGGGCTGTTCTCACGGATGCGGAAGTCGAGCGGCTTCTTGAGGATCGCGGCCCGGAGGATGCGCCGAGGCGGTCCTATGCCCAGCTCGCGAAAAAGTACCGCGTCAGCAAGTCGTGTGTTCGGGACATCTGCACCGGTCGGCGCCGAGGCCAGCGCGGAATGATTGTCGAGCGCCCGGAGCCCAAGAAAGCGCAGCGGGACATGGTGGAACTGCGGGTACGCGTGCCCTTGAAATGGCGCGCGATCATTCGTCGCAACGGTGTGCGGTGGCTTCTTGATGTTCTCGCCACGCACACCACCAAGGCCAGCAATGGCGCGGAGATTGAACGATGAGCGCCAACAGTGTGCAGTGTGCAGTGTGGCAATTTGGGGGTGACTATGGCGCGCCTATCTAAGCGCAGTTCTCAGGTTGAAGATGAGGTGTGCCGCCGGCTGTCTGATGGCGAAACCCTGCGGTCAATTTGTCGTGACGAACGAATGCCGTCGTGGAGGTCGATCTACGATTGGATTGCTCAGGATGCGGACTTCGCCTCACGGATCGCGCGCGCGCGCGAATTGGGTGCTGACGCTATCGCCGAGCAGACGCTGGACATCCTAGACGAGCCGCCAGAGCGCACCAACACTGAGCACGGTGATAAGGTTGATTCTGGCTATGTGGCCTGGCAGAAGAACCGCGCAGAGCAACGCCTGAGGCTGCTGGCTAAGTGGTTCCCGAAGAAGTACGGGGATCGGCAGGAGATTGACTTGAACGTGAATAGCTCGCTGGCTGATCGGTTGGCGCGGGCGAAAAAGAGGAGAGAAGAATGAAAGACTTTAGCTCACCGTTTAGCGGATCATCTATCAAAAAAATAGAAATACATTGCGGGCCTGAAGATGACGATATGTTCTTGTGCGCTTCGTATGCGGACGAGGTAGATATTTTCGATATTTGGATGGAGTTTTCTGGGGATGAAGCAATAGCGGCATTCCCAATAAAAGGACAGCCAGGAAGGCTTACCACGCACGGGGCGGAGACTATTGCAT